CCTCGCGCACCTTGGGCGAGCGCCATAACATCAAACAGCTCTCTGTTGGGCTGGGCATGCAACTCATCAAACACCACGAGCGTTGGCGATAGCCCTTCCTTGCTGTAAGCCTCAGCCGAAAGCACGCGGTAGACCGAACCTGTCTCTGGAACTTCAATAGCGTCTCGGTAGAGCTTGCACATCTCCGACAGCTCACTTGCCTCAATCAGCTTCTTGGTATCGGCAAACACCAACCGAGCCTGATCCTTGTCAGCAGCACAAGAGTAAACTTCAGCGCCTCGGATAGTGGAGCCAAGAAGACCGTAGGCAGCGACAACCGACATTAGCGAACTTTTGCCATTCTTCCTAGGTTGGCCTACGAGACTAACCCGATTTCGCAAGCCTTTGTCATCGTGAGCGAACAAGTGCCTAAGTAGCTCTTTTTGCCAATCACGCAGATTCATAGGGGAGCCAGCCTTGCCAGCGATTGAGTCTTTAGTGATAATGCCGAACGCATCGGCAAAGTCAATGACATCCTCGCCTTCGCCTAACTGAATCATCTCGTCTGAGATAGGGGTTAGCCAGGCAGGGGGCCAGCTACTTACCTTTGTCAAGCTCACGCTTAGCCCTTCGAGCAAATAGTTCTTCTAGCTTGCTTTCTCGCTTGACTTCTGCCAAACCGAGTCTGGTACGGGCTTCGGGTGAGAAACCGAGTTTGCCTAAGTTGCCAGCAATTAGGGCTTCTATGTCATTTAGCTGTTTTAGCAAGTGCCAGTCGTATTCCTCGACCAACCGACTCTCAATCACATCTCGGCGATCTAGTTGCTCGCAGGTCATCTGAAGCAAGTGGACATCTACCGCGCCAATCCAAGGCACACCGTACTTGAAGACATCATCCCAGAGCTGACCGCCGTGCAGACCGAGTGGTCTTACGGGTTGGCGCTTGGCTGGCGGGATGGCAGCAAGCTCGCCTTCCTTGGGCAAAGTCTGGTGTCCTGGGTTTCCGAGCAGTCGCTTCTGCTCAAGTGGCTTGGCTGGGTTGGGCAAAGTAGGTTTCTCCCTTTGTTTTCTTGGTTTCTAGGCTACACCAGAAAAAGGGTGAACATAGAAAAAGTACGCAAGTGGCGGGGCGGGGTGTCGGTGAGTCGGAGTCCATCAGAAAATGGCCCACCCCCCATACCATACGGGGGGCAGACGGCCTAGATCGGCGCTGTTTCGGGTGTGTGCGCCCCATAGCGGGCCGTTTATTTTGTGCCTAGTGTGTTTTGGCTGTTTGTTTTTCCGTGGCTTGTACAAGGCTTACAGCGTTAGCCAATAGTTAGGCCGTTGCCTAGTGTCTTAGGCTTTGCTTTGCTTGTCTGTCTGTCGCTTGTCTTGTCTGTCTGGCCCTTGTGCCGTGGCCTAGTGTGTGGCTTGTCTGTCGCTCTCTACCCGTTGCGGGGGGCGTACTAGGGGCGCGGTGTTGTCTGTTGTCTTTGTCTGTCTTTGTTGTCTGTCTTGTTGTGTTGCCTAGTCTGCTAGGCAGGGCAGGGGCAGGGGCCGCCCTGTTGTCTTCGTCTTTGTTTGTTTCCTGTTGTGTTGTGTAGCCGTGGCAGGGGGGGGCAGGGGGCAGATCCGCGGGTAAAGCTAAACCCCTAAGCGCTTGGCCTAGGGGTTCGCTGTGTTGCTCTTATTCTGTTATGACCTAAACCCGCGCTTACTCTCTCCAAGCAGTATCCCGCCTGCGATTGCCGCAACCATACCAAGGCCCCAGCCTGTAGCCTTTGCGGTTGTCTTTGCCACTCTCACGGGCATAGGGGCGCGGTGTGCGATGATTGGCGCGGCAGGCTTAGGCGCATAGATTGCCTTTCTTTCTTCGGCTGTTAGCTTTGTTTGTTCTTCGGGCGTTGGGTCTGTCTTAACCCTTACCTTCTGCGCGGCTAGTATTGCGCGGGTTCTGTTGGCGTTAGGCATTAGCGCCCTGACTGTCGGGGTTGTCGCGGTTTACTTCGTAGCAAAAATAACAGGTATATCCCGCGTCTGTTAGTTCGTCTTCCAGCTCTAAACAACTACAACCCGCGGACATTGTTTCCCGCCTTTCGGTTTGTCTGCTCTACAAACTCAGGATATTTGGCGTGTAGCTCTGTGAAGTAATCCGCGCCACACTCACAAAACGGGGACATGTAGCGCGCCTGCTCTATCGCGTAGGCCAATAACTCAACTGCCCCGCCGTCTGCTAAGCTTGCCACCTTGTTAAATTCGCGGGTGATAGTTTCGGGGTTGCCGTATATAACAACATCCGCCAAGCGCTCTAGCTCTCTTTTTATTGCGCCCATTAGTTGCCCTCCTCAGGATCACAAAATTGGCAAAATGTCAGTTCATCCAAGATAAACCCGCCAACATCTAAACTAAATTTGTTTTGGCAATTTTGACAAATGTTCATTATTCGCCCGCCTCTGCTTTCTGTCTTTCCTGATATTCCGCGTTTAGTCTTTGCAGGTTTGCGCGTCTTTCGTCTATCAGTTTTTGGTGTTCGTCTTCCGCGTTTAGCGCTTTGATTAGCTCATCCAACGCGATAATGTCGGCGCGTGTCTCTGCTGTCATATCGTCTGGGTACTCTAACCAGTCCGATAGTCTCAGCATGGCGCGGCGTGCTGTTGCTTCGGTGATTGTGATTTGCTTGTTGTTCATTTTGTTTTCCCTTCGTTGTTTTTTTGTTTGTGTGTTAAGCGTTCAACCAGTGGTCCGCGAGTTCCTTGCGGTCTCTCCAGCCTGTTTGTTCTAAGTCAATTTCAAAACCAAAAACCTTTCCCAACGCTTGCGCCACCTCGTCAGATATATCGGTCCAATCTTCGCTCTGATGGTAGAGTTTCCCAAAATTTGCGTATTGCTTCAGGTCGCTGTCTTCGGTGTAATCACCTAGGACAACAACGCGATCACCAACCCAACGGCCAGACAACGCGGGAAAACTTTCCCAATCCCCGCCGCCTCTCGCTGGTGAAGTCATAACCAACAGATATAACGCGTCAGACATTGAGCCGTTCTGCCCTGTCTGCTCGTACTGTTTCGCACCCAGTCCGAGATTGTAAGGATGCACTACTTCTTTTTTGTCTAAGTTAACTATCTTGTGATACTGTCCCATTTTTTTTAGTTTCCCTTCTTGATTTTTTCGATTTGTAGCAGGTTAGAAAAGTTGTCATCAACGCTTAAGTCTTTGAACAGCTCTGATTTTTTGCCATAGGTCAAGACGCTGTAAACACTCACGCCGTTTTGTTTCAAGTCCCATAGTTGCCTAGCGTCTTCGGAGACTAGTCCAAACCTTTTCAAAAACTCTAACGCGGTGTATTTGTACATATCGTCATATCCGTAAGTCATCCCAACTTGTCCAATAACTTCTCCATTGGCCCAAACTCTAACGCTGTGATATGTGTTCCCATATGTCTTGTCAAACCATGCGCGGCCCTCAACAAACAAGTCGCTGATTTTTGTTTGTGTTTCTGTTTTCATTTCTTGTTCCCTTCTGTTATGTCTATTCCAAAATTGTCTAGCGCTAGTGTTGCCCAGTCAATATCCCCGTCTTTGGTCCCGTAGCTGTCAGATATCAAGACTAGGCCCGTCCATTGGTCGGTGTCCCATCGTGCTAGTTCCGTGCCGTCTTCCGCTTTATAGATTTTGAGCGTCTGTAGTTCAATGGCATAGACATCTCCGCGAAACCATGCGTTTAAGTCATCGGCTACGCCTCCCCAATAGCTAATCAGTTCGGAGTCAGAATAAACAACAACCTCGGCCCACTCGCCCTGACTGTAGCCTCTCAAGCTAACAAAGGCGTGAGACAAACCAGCGCGGTCTAGGTGCTTCGAGATTGCCGTTTTTTGCGCGTCTCTGTCTCCGTGGTGCGCTTCCAGAATTTCCGCGATTGGGGCGCGGTGTTCGTCATCGGTGCTTATTGGGTGCAGGTGTCTGTCAATTTCTAGAGTCTGGATGTTTACCAGATCCCCAATTACATCTTCTCTATCTATCAAACCTAGTTCGTGCCATAGTGCAAGACGCTGCCCGTTTTCTAGTGTTGTTTGATATGTCGGCTTTGTTGTTTCGACAATTTCTAAAGTGTTCATTTTTCCCTTTCGTGTTTTTTTAGAAAAATAGCTCAATAGCCGCCAGAATTACGGGGGCAAGAATTAGCGCGCAACCTGCTAACAATATCCAAGCTGTCCACGCTAATAAGCGGTTAAGTTCTCTAAAAAATTTGTCTGTCATTTTCGGGGCCTATAACTTAACGCTAATGATTTTGAAGTGGTCAGTAATAAACTTTCCCGCTTCCGTTTTTGTTAGTGTCCAATAGCCGTTGGATTTTTGGCTTGCTTCCCAAATGTCGGAGAAACCCAACGCTTTATATTCTGCGGTTAGTTTTTCGGCGTTTCTAATTGCCGCGGCCTCTGTCTTGTATAGGCGTTCGCTGTCTGTCATTTTTCCCTTTCGTTAGGCCCTATCTGGGCCGTGTATTCACTATAGCAGATTTTCACCTTTTTTTGTGTTTTTTTCTGTTTTTTTGTGTTTTTCGGCGTGTCGTTATAAAACCGTTATTTAAGCGTTTTTGGCAGTTTCTGGGCCGTTGCCCTGTTTCACCTCTTTATTGTGTTTGTTCTGACCTGCCGTCTTCCCTGCCTGCCTGTATCGCGTTTCCGCTTTCCTATCGGGGGGCGCTTTTTCTGTTTCAGGTGAAGCGCTAGGCCCTGCCTGTCTTCGTCTGCCTGTCGGTTGCGCGGTGTCGGTGTCTGTCGGTGTCGGTTGCCGTTTGCCTGTTGCGCCGTCTGGCCCTGTCTGGCCCTCTTAGGTTGTCGAACAAGTGTCCGATCCGCCTCTATCGAACAAATTTACGAAACAAGTGTTTGAGTGGCTTTCTGGCCCTGTCTGGCAGAATTTCCAACCGAATCCTGACCGAATATTGACCGAATCTTGAACCGAATCTCAACCGAATCTTGACCGAATCTCGGAATCTCTGTCGCTGACTTTTGAACCGAATCCGAACCGAATCTCAAGGTCAGTCAAAGATTTTATTTTGTTAGTGGCTTGTTCCCTCGGCGTGCGTTGCAGGATTTATGAGCTGGTGCTAGTGGGCTGTTAGGGTCTGCTGGTATCAAGTGGTCAGCTTGGAACGGGTCATCTATTCTCATGCCTTCGTTGCATAGGTGGCAGTAAAGGGCTGAGTCTCTGACCTGTTTGGCACGCTTTCTGTAATCTCCTGCGTACTGGCCTGTTTCTCTTTTTCTTTCAGCACGCTTGGCTTCTAGCCTTTGCTCAATCATTGTCTGGTGAATCTCACAGCGGGATGCGCCTTTGGTCAGCCTTCCACAATCTAGGCAAGGTTTTGCGTACATGACGGCCCCCCTCTTTTTTTGCTTTTTCTGGAAACTTTCCCAATAGGAAAGGCCCCCCTTGTTTTTCTATTTCTCTTTTCCAGCCCAACCATCCCCCTTGAAGGTGACAGCAGGCTTATCAAACACTCTTGTCATCTCTACAGCGCATTTAGCGCAGATGGGTTTGTTTTCCTCGGCTGTGATTGACCGAACGATGGTTGTTGTATCTCCACACTTGCATTGGTACTCGTAGGCTGGCATTACTTCTTTCCAAACGGTGTGTTGCAAGTTAGGCAGACCGAAGGCAAAGAGCTTTTGGGTCCAATAATCATTTCAAGCATGTGTCCATTAGGGCAAATCAAAAGTATTGCTACCATGCTTCACTCACTATCTTTTCGTAGGTTTCTTGATGCGTAAGCTTTTGACCCGTTCGGTAGCTGATGTCCCACCGCTCCATCTCAATAGCAGGAATGACATGAGCAGGCCGAACGCAAGAGGGATTACTGCAAGTCCTCGCGCCAAGAGTTTTTTCTGCGTCTGGCTCGTTCCAACAGTAGTTTTTCCTGTTCCTTGTGACATCTTTCATTTCTCTTTTATTTCTGGCAAAATTGCCCAAAGTATTTCAGTAGATAATTGCAATGGAACCATTGACCTGAGCCTTGCGTCTTTCAGTCCTTGCGTTCCCGTTCTTGATCCTCTAGGCGCTGACTCGTGACAACTATCTCCGTTTTTGCAAGGCTTCCTTGGTGTCCAATTCTTTACCTCACCCCAAAGGTCAGTCGGCTTCATTCTGCTGTCTCCATATTGGCAGTAAGTAATAGTTTGTCTGGGTAGCTTTTCGACTACTGGCAACTTACGCAACATACCCCTTGGATTTTCAATTAGGTAGCCAAATGTTGGTTTTAGCTTCTCAATAAGCTCGATTGTCTTTGCAACTAATAGTTGGTTATATGCGGCTGCGTCTGTTTTTGGCACAGGTTTACCTTTAGTGTTATCCCAATGATGTCCGATGGAAGCAACCGAAAAAGCTGTGCAAGGTGGCGATGCCCAAACTAAATCAGGATGTCCGTAACGCTCAACCAGCTCATCTGCATCAAGATTCATAATGTCTACTGTTTCGGTGCAATCAAAAATAGAATCGTACTCAAAGGTTACAACTGTATGCCCTGCATCTGCGAAAGCTTTAGTTGATGACCCAGTGCCAGCAAAAAAGTCAAAAATAATCATCTCTTTGCCCTGAACCTAAAGCTTCCAGACCGTGCCTTGGAAGTGAACCTGTCGTTCTAGCTCAAAACAAACTATCCCAGTTGCGCTGTCAGTTCCCGACTGAAGCCTAAACCAATCAGAGCCGTTGTCCATAGTGCTTGCCTGAATCCAGTAGCGTGATCCGCCGTTGTGCGACTGACCAAGTTCTTCTATCCGAAGATGATGGAAATGACCGCTGACAAATGTAGTCCAGGCAGCAATCGGCGCATTAGAGAATCCTTGCTTCTGTAGCCAGCCTTCCATACCGTTAGGTCGTTTTGCCTGATGTCCGTGAGCTAAGCCGATGATGTGAAATTGGTCATCAAAGACATCAAACGCCAGCGACTCATCGTACGGGTCAGGGATTAGGTAAGTGACATTCATACCAAGCTCAACACTTAGTCTGCGAAGCTGTTGCAAGATAACGATGCCCCAGTCATCCTGTCCTGGCTTGCCAACAGTCTGTCCGTTGAATCGCCACTGACAATGATTTGAAGCAACCGAAGCGTAAGTCACAGGTGCGTACTTGTGAGCCAGCTTGACCAAATCCCATAGCAGGGCAGCAGCCATGTCTACCTGTTGCATTGGGCTAAGGTCGTTGGAATCAAGCTGGGCGAACTGAGCCGAGTTAGAAACTGACTCAATCATGTCTCCTGCGTCAAGGATGACTACCTTTTCGTAGCCACCCTTCTTTAGCTTCTGCTCGATTCGCTCGTAGCTTGCAAAGACTCTGGCAATTAGGTCTTGAGTGTTTCCCCGTGATCCTGTCTTGCCTACCTGAAAGTCTGCTGGGACAATCACTAGGGCTTTGCCTTCGGCTGTTTTCTTTGCGACTGGCAACTTTGTCTTTTTTGCCTGAGCGTAAAGTGTCGGTAGGTCAAGCTCTAATTCAGCTTTCATTCTGAAGTTGAACCGCCAAGAAACCAACCAGGCTCCACCCTCGCGCTGTTGCCAGCGTGAGGTTCTAACAGGACCGTAGATCTCTACTCTCTCAGGGTCAAAGCCTTGGTCTATTAGAAACTGGGTGAAGTCTGGCTGGTCTCCAGTGGTCGGTGGGGTGGTGGCAAGTCCGTTCGTGCCATCAAATTCCACCGCAGGCCGCCAATCCCTAGGGGCCGTAATCTTAGGGGTTGGCTCTAAGTTTTCAAGCATTGCAACTACATCTTCCGATGCGGTGTTTTCTAATTGGGTGTTCGCTAATAAAGATTCCGCGCTTATTTAGTTCAATCGCAAGGGATTGATGTCCCCACTCAGGATTGTCTAAAGCAACCTTTAGTGCTTCTTTATCTTTGTCGTTCAGCGCGTTCATAACAGCTCTAACTTTGCAGGCTGGAATCTTTTTTGGTGGTTCTAGTCCTTCTAGCATTGTTGCTCCCTTCGTTGTTTACTGCTTTTGCCAAAGCGTCAAGTTCCGCTTCAAGCTTATGGTATTCGACATCAGCAGCCTTTCTCATTAGCTGTGTCAATTCTAACCGAATCGTGTCGAAATCTTCAGACCAGACTAGGTTCTTGTCTTCTATCAATTTGATTGCCTTTTCTAGCTCATCCATGATTTAGCCTGGCTTTGATTAGTCTTCTAATCTTGATCCACACGGCAACGACTCGGCGCTGGTGGTAGCGATACTCAAAGACATTCCAGCGTCTTCTGACTCCTAGATGCTTTGCCATCAGGACTCCTCGACTATCTGGACAATCTTTTCCATTGTTTCTGTACCCATGCAGAAACTAAGCACGGCATCGTTGAGTATGTTGTAGATAATCATTTCCCGCAGGTGTTCTGCCATTTCTTTTGCTCCGCGCTCGTAGCCTTTTGCGTAGACTTTGGCTTGTTTGTTTGCCTCAGCTAGATTGAATAGCCTCATTTGGGTCCCTTCCGTATTTCTTCTGTATAGCAATCAAGCCGTCTTCTATCTTTTGTAAGTCATGGGCGATGCTGTCTAGCTCAATACTTACCAGCTCTAGCTTTGTTTCAGTTGTAAAATCCTCATCCATTTATTTCTCCCTTTATCTCTCTAATGATGAACTCAAAGGCGTTAGTCCAGGACTTGCATCCTTCGCAATCGCACTTTGTTTCCTGCTCGTGTTGTTCTAGCAATCCAATAACTCGGCTTAGTTCTTCTTTCTTACCAAAGTGGTAGCCGTTCTTGAAAGCCTTGATGGAGCTGTTTACAATGATGTCTTGTAGGTCGCTCATAGTTCTCCCTTGGGTCTGCGATCAATATGGTTTAGGTGGTCAAGGATGATGTTGCAGGTAGCAACATCTAGCCAACGGCTGAGGCGAAACGAGTCAAGCAACGACTCAACGGCCATCTGCTCATCGCGTCTGCCCTGGTTGTAGGCAGCTAACTTATCTCGCGGATACAGAAAAGATAGAATCCTTCTCAATTTGTATTCCTTCGATTAGGTCAGTAATAATCTTTGTTGCCTTAGTAGCAGTCGGATATGCGGCGTTTATCAATCGCAACACTTCTTCCTTCATCAGCCTTCTGCCGATTACGATTCCCTCAGCCTGTGCGACTCCGTGGTTGTACTGGTGCGGATTGAAGTCGCTCATGTCTAGGTCAATCTCTAGTG